AGATATTATTAATTTGGATGGTAAGATTACCATGAAGTTAAAGTATCCTGAATTTTCATTAGTTGATAAACTGAATAACAAAGAATCGGCTGTAGATATTATCTTTGAAATCATTGCTGAGAGTGTGGAATACATTCATGATGGTGAACAATACTATTATGCACATGAGACACCAAGAGAAGAACTGTTACAGTTTATTGAATCTTTGAATCAGGACCAGTTTGCTAAGTTGGAAGAATTCTTTAATAATCTCCCTACAATGAATAGGAAGATGCAACTTAAATGTCCTAAATGTGGATTTGACCATTCAATAGAAATGGAAGGCCTCGAAAGTTTTTTCGGGTAATATTTTGTCATGACAATTTGAGAAATTATTATAAAATTAATTTCTCTTTGATGCAACACCATAAGTATAGTCTCACGGAACTTGAGAATATGTTACCGTGGGAAAGAGATATCTATGTCGCCATGTTAGTGCAGTATATTGAAGAAGAAAACGAAAAGATAAAACAACAAAACGCTTCAATGAGAAATTAGTAGATGGCCAGAGTAGACCAAGAATATCAAGTAACTGAAAAAGGACAAGAGTTAGCCAATCGTCTTGCCTCGACCCGTGGTGTTCAAAACATGATGGGTAATCCACTCATGTCTAGTATGAGATCCAATCCCAAAAGGCAACAAGCTCAATCAAAAACATCTCCAGAAGCAAACGAAAAAAGAATACAAAAAATTCCTGAAAAGGATCCTAATTTTTCCAATATTGCTCCTGGTGTACCTAGACCCCTAAAAGTTAGAGATTCTTCTGCCGATATTCTTGGTAAGATGTATAACTTTATGATGAAACAGGATGCAATAGTAAAAAAAGAACGTAAGAACGAAAAGAAAATTAGGCAAGAAGAAGTTAAGACAAAAGAAGATAGGTCAAAAGAACTTATTGGGTTATTCAAATTTAAAAAACGTAAAAAATTTAAAGAAGAAGTAAAGAAAAAAGAAAAACCCAAAGAAGAAGAAAAGAAAAAGGAACCACCTAAAAAAGAAGCACCAAAGCCTTCTAAAGAAGCTCCAAAGCCTTCTGAAACTAAAACACCAGTTAAACCTGAAGTTAAACCTACAGCAGAAAGAGTTCCTAGTGCTCCATTAAAAGCTCCTTCAACTGCTGTAAAAGTAACTACTACCACAGCGGCCGCTGGTGGCGTTGGTGCACTTTTAATGCCATCCGAGTCCGTTGCTGCAGTTATTGATAAAGCTTCAAATATGGTTGGTGTTGATAAATCTTTGATGTATGCAATGGCCAAACAGGAAAGTGGGTTTAATCCTAATGCTGCAGCAGGAACATCCTCAGCAAAAGGATTATATCAATTTATCAAAGATACATGGAAAAACATGGTTTCAAAATATGGAGCCAAATATCCTATATTAAGAGCAAAAGGACCTGAAGATCCTGAAGCTAATGCCATTGCAGGCGCTTTATTCATTAAAGAAAATTCAGAATATTTGGCTAAAAATGGAATTGAAGTAAATGCAACATCAATCTACGCTGCTCATTTTTTAGGTGCTGGTGGTGCAAAACAATTGTTAACTGCTAATCCTCAAGAAATTGCATCAAAAATATTACCAAAACCAGCAAGTTCAAATAAAAATATTTTCTACGATAAAACTGGAAATCCTAGAACAGTTCAACAGGTTGTTAATGTTTTGTTTGAAAGAGTTGGTCAGTATCAAGAAAAATATAGACAAAAATTGAATTCTCCAACTCCGGCACTTACACAAATACCTGAACTTATCACACCCACAAACAATACTACGAATAAAAATAGTCAGGTGTCTGTAATAAATAAACAAACCAATATTATCAATGGGGATACAATATATTCTTCTGTTGAAGATAAACCACAACATTCACCATTAATGCAAAAACAATATAATTACAGTTAAAAATGGATTATCAAAACGCACGCTCAATTAGAAAAAAATCTCTATTATCATTAATAGCAGAGAAGAAATTTGAAGAAGGCCAAGGACTTGGTTCTTCTATTGGCGGCGCAATTTCAGATAAATTTAAAGCAAAAGCAATGGGGTTTAAAGAAGCTTTAGATCCTTTAAATTTTGTAAGAAAGATAACCGGTCAAGGAGCAATTGGTGATATTGCTGTAACTGGTTTAGGTCGATTGTTTGGTAGAAAAGACCGAGACATACAGGCATTTGGTGGTTATGGTAGAAAAAAGGTTCGTAATAAAAAAGATCCCAACTTCACTACAATTGGTCCAGGTCCAGTAAGAAGATTACGAGTAAAAGATTCTACTGCTGATATTCTCGGTAAGATGTATAACTTTATGTTGAAGAAAAGTGAGATTGATACCCGTGCAGCAGAAATACAAAAATCATTTAGGCAAGAACAACTGGATGAGGATGACCGCAGACATAAAGAATTGGTGAAAGCAATCAAAGCTTTTACAAGTGGAGGAGCTACAACTACACCCGAAAAGAAAGAATCAATTTTTGATAAAATCTTAAAATTGATTGCCGATTTCAAAGATTCAATTATGAAATTAATTGATCCTATTTTGAATTTCTTCAAAGGAACTTTGGGTAAAGTTTTTAATATATTATCTAAAGCTGGCCCTTGGTTGTTGGACTTTTTATCCGCACCTGGTCTAGCTACTGCCGCTTTAATATTGGCACCTGCCATTATTGCTGCAATGGGTTCTTTGAAATTAATGAATCAATCAACAGAAGCAGCAAAAGAAGGTAATATTGAAAAATTAAAACAATCAGCTCGAATGGAGTTATCTACTGCAGGTAATGGACAAGTAAATGAGGATGATGTTAATACCATTGTTGAAGGTTACTTAAAAATTCAAGCCGACAAAGGTGAACCTGGTGCACAAAAAGCATATGAAGATTTCAAAAAAGATAAAAACTCAGTAGGTACAGGAGATAATTCGTTTGATGGTCTTACGATGCAGTATCTCAAACAGAAATATAATGTTACTGTTGGTAATAAAGCAACACCACAACAAATGGCAGAAGCCAAAAAATATGCAAAACAAAATGCAGGAAAACCTGCATCACAAATTACACCAATTGATACATCCACAGCAACAAAACCAACTTCAAGTGCATCAGCGGTAAGCCCTTCTGCTGTTTCTACATCAACTAGTGGTACATCTGCAACACCTTCATCTAAAACACCTCAAAAGAGTAAGACACAAGTTTCAACTGCAACACCAACAACAACGGTTGCACCAGTAATGAAACAAATACCTCCAAAAGTTTCTGCTGATACATCATCAACATCAGGAGAATCAAAGGTGAATGTTAATAATAGTGTCAACAATATTGGTGGAAAACCTGCCAAAGAACAAAACCTGAATATTGCTAAACCTCGTAATTCAGCTTTAATGGATTACTTGACTGCGATTGCTATTCCTGTTTGACCAATAAAAAACCCACCTTTCGGTGGGTCTAAACCAAATCAAAGTAGTTTTGGTTTAATCTTCTTCTGCTAATTTGGCAAAGTAAGACATATCTTCATCATCTTCATGAATCTGTGGTTCAACTGCCTTTGGTGCAGTTTTCACCTGTTCTTTAATAGTCTCTACGGTTGTCTTTGGTGCAACTTCACCAGTTAAACCAAGAACTTTATCAAGACGTTGTTTCAATTCATCATATGACTTGAACTCTTTACCAGCAGTTAATTCACTTAAAGAAAATTGGGACTTCCAAACTTTCTCCAAATCATCATCATCTTCCAATAAAGCAGATGGAGAATCAAACTCAGACTTATCATAGTTTTGATAACCTTCTACTTTACGAATCTTTAACTTAAAGTTAGCACCTTTCCACAAATCAAATGGATTAATTGGCTTCTCATCTTCAAATTGAGGATTCATTGCTTCGGTAATCTTATCAAAGATTTTCTTACCAAAACGGAACAACTTCACTTTGCCTTCGTTTTCTGGATGTTTAGGATCAGAAACGATATACACGTTGGCAACATAATTTAACTTACGCTTTTGCTTACGAACTACATCTTTGTTCGCTTCAATGCCAGAATTCCATAATGTAGAATTGTGCTCACAAATAGGACATTGCTGATTCTTTGTGGTCAAACAATTATCAATTAACCAACCACCAGGTCCCTGAAAACCATGGGAGAAGATTTTAACCCAAGGCAGTCCATCTTCACCATCGGTTTCAGAGGCAGGAAGAAAACGGATAGTGGCCATGCCATTACCTGATTTGTCTACTTCTGGTTTCCAATAGTTATCAGACTTTTCTGAACCTTCGGATGATTGGGAGAGTGCCTCAACTGCTTTAGTTAGTTTGTCGAGGTTGCCAGATTGGCGTTTGAGATTTGCGAAACTCATTGTAATGCTCCTTATTAACGGTGTATAAACGGAATGTAAACGACTTATTCAAAGTACTTCTCATAATCAACTACTAGTATATCATAATATTTATCCAATGTCAAACGTACATTTTCAAAATTGCCATTGTGGTGATCCAATCTTTGTGAAGAATACCAATACCACCTGCTGCACGCCAGTCATTAATAACACTTTCGGTATCATCAATGATAATCTTATCTGGTGCCGCATATTTGTACTTGTGTCTTTTACCTGGTACAAATATAGGATTAAATGTGATACCATGAGTTTGTAACCATATCATCTTTTGTTTACTAATGGCATCATATCGTTCTTGATTGGCAGTAGAGGATAACATCTGTGTTGGTACATTCAACTTGCGTAAGAAAGTAATACCTTCCATGGCACCTGGCATTAAATCAAGTGTTGCAAATTGATTGGTTTCAATGAACTGGTCAAAGAAATGGTCAAACTTTTTGTTTTTCTCGGCTTCTCTTGGTTCCATACGATAGATTTCTTTGTATCGTTTTACAAAGTCGGCAATAACTCCATCCATGTCCAAGTAGATGCAACTAATTTTAGGCTTCTGCATATTCTCTAATTCTTTTCTTTAATATATGTAAATATTTTTCTTTATCATAATGTATAAACGGTGTATACTTTTCAATTTTTTGTCGCCAAGATGGCCAAACAATATCATCGTAAATTTCTTTTTGCCACATCGGCAGAAAATTCATAATACTATTCAATATAACCACAGTTTCAATTGTGATACTACCATCCATCAAATACTGTAATAATTTTGGAAACTCATTTGAATTTACCAAAAGTAAATCATCCGGTTTATTCACTTTATCCAACAGATATATTATATCATTATCAAAGGTGTATGTCAAGCTTTGTTGCCGTTTATTCCACTTTTGGTAATGTTCCTCACCATCTTGCATGAGTTCTCCTACCCAATCACCTTTACCTTGTAGGAAGTTTGCCACATAGAAATTCTTCAACTCATCGATACCATATTTACGAGATAACTTGTAGAACTGGTATTTGGATTTGTTGGTGGTAAACGATTGCTTCGATACATTGGTCTTGCCGTTGTATTTAAAATAATCGTATGAATCGGATGTGAAGTGTAATTTCAAAGCATTCCATAATGCGTATGCTTCAAAACCGGTATTCTCATTCATATAGGCAAACGAGCACTTTTCTTCAACATATTGTTGTCTTGTGCTTCCAATTTAATCTTTGATTTGAGTGCAGAAGAAATTAAAGTTGCGGCCACTTCAATCTCCAGTCCTGTATCTTTACAATGTTGGCATATGGCATCCATATAACCCAACTTTTCTTCTTCTACAATCTTCTCAATTAATAAACTAAATTGTTTTACTTCGTCTCTAGTAGGCACTTTATTAAATCCTCAATTTCACTTTTCTTCATCATTATACATTGTGAATGTGTTGGTGGCAAACCTTTACCTAAATCTTTTGCTTCAGTTCGTACCAACATAAAATCATCTTCATCACCATAAGGTGTTGTTTTAAATTCTGGCATAAAAGACATGATTACCTATTTTAGTTACTACCCTGCCTCGCCAACCAGGATTAATATACACAGCATGATAATACAACGCATTTTCTTTGGCTATTCTATCATGTAGTACTGGTTCTGTCAAGGCCTTGCGGGCTACCATTTCCGATTCTTCCCAAGCATATTTATTGTTTATTGCCAGATTTTTTAGGCAAGTCCAACTAAACTGGCAAGTACCTAATGTTCTTTGATATACTACACCACAGATGGTCGATGGGAACTTAGGATCATTGGCACGGTTTAAAGTGACTTGTGCTACTGCCAATTTGCCTTCATATGATTCGGTTGCTGCTTCATAGTAAATATTTTTGGTGAGGCAGGCCAATTGTTTATTGAAGTCCTCATTGACTTCTTGTTTGATAATAGTATCAGTAATTTCTTGTGATACAGAAGGTAATGCCACTAATAATGATGCCGTTATAATACCAGCAATGATTTGCTTAATGTTTTTAAACATTATATCTCCTTGTTTATGCAACAATTATGATGTTTTCTTGGTTGGTTTTGTTTCAGGTTGCGATTGTGTTTGAGAAACGAATTGATTAAGCGCATCTGCTTTAGTTACAATTTCTGTTTCTGAAGGGAATTGAGGTAGTACTGGATATTCAGGTGAGGCTGTGCCTAGTACCTTAGCCGATTCGACTTGTTGTTGCCAGTTTTCTACGAGGGATTGTTTTTGACTTTTAAAATCGTCAACCAGAAGGTCTCTGGCCATTTTTAAAAGTTCTAACCTTATTTCAAAGGGGGTCATGATAATTCCTTTATTTTTAATGTGTGTGTGGTTCTGTTTTTTGCAATTTCAGACAGTTTCTTTTTTGTTTCTTCCGTGTGTGGTTTACCGCTTATTTTTTTATGAGATAAACTCATTTTCAACTTTGTTTCCAACGAATGTTTTCTACCTTTGAATCCTACATTATTTTCAGATATTAATTTTTTTGTTTTTTCGCTTCTTTTTATTCCTGTGGCATCCGGAGGTTTTATTCCACCTTCATTTATATTCCATCCTATTTCTTTATGTGGACGATATTCTTTTTCCACACCAAAACAATTTTCATAATCACCTTCAAATAAAATATCAACAATAACATTTTTGTGTTTGTTGAACACATTTTCTAATATAGGATTTTCTTTTTTGGATTTATGTTCACACATTCTCCTGTGGACATTTTTTGATACGCCGACATAACCATCTTTATAGGGGTCATTGTGGTGTTTTAGACGGATCCAGTAAACGGATGCTGTTTTTGACATTAATTGTACTTCCTATGTGTGTTTATGTGTGTTACTAGACGGTTGTGTGTTTGTCTAGTAATAGTATTTATACCAGGTGATTCTGTTGCTAAGTTCACCTGGCGAAACTCCGCTTACCTATCAGGCAGCAAGTGCGAACTTTTCATCGTTTGCGGTTAATTTAATTGCTTCTTCGGCCGAGTGTCCTCAACCCTAACGTCTTTAGCTTTGACGATTCTCCATTGTTATACTAATTGCCATGTCGAAACCTGGTCACCCCCATCAGAAACGTCCTGTTGTTCACAGGTCGGGAATTCCAGCCATCAAAGTCTTGTTAAACTTTTACTTGCCACCCTAAACAACGCTTCTGGTGGAGGTGAGGAGAATCGAACTCCTGTCCACAACAACCTTCAAACAACTTCTACGAATACTTTTTCCGACCCACCACCTATTTTACGAAATAGGAAACATTATAACATAAAACTATTTAAATGTCAATCATCAGAAGCATTGGCACCACACTTGGCACGTTTTGCTTGTGTAAGTTTACCAAAATCTACTGGCCATTCTTGACCAACTGGTAACTCTTTAGCACCAGGAGGGAAAGCAAATTTAACTCCTGCTTCACCTTCAATTGTACCAGCACCTTTACGGAACTTAGTTAAATCATTACCAAGATTTGGGTATGGTGGTAAGTGTGGGAATTCCCATGCAGCAACTTCATTCGTTGCATTATTAATTACAATCTTGTAGAAAGCGTGAGGTACAACTACACCGTTACCAATCTTCTTATCAGAAGCGTTGTATAAACCTCCAACGTAAACTGTGTATGATTGGTTGCGTTGTACAGCCCAACCACGGACACTCGTTTCTAACAACTTCCAGATTCCACGATTCAACGAACCGGCTTGAGGACTCATGTTTGTCATCAAGAACGATTCGTACTCGACCTGGGGGTCCCATGATAAATCCCCATCTGGTGCCATGTGTCCTTTATCGTAACCTGTACCTGCGTAATCTTGTGGTGTTGCACCACCTGGTACTACTTGGTCAGCAGCAAAGGCATTTGTACGAGCAACACAACCTAAAGCATTTTGTGGGAGTAACTCATATGTTACATAACGAGGTAACTTAGCGGCTGCATCATAACCAACAAAATAAGCCTGACGACAGATTGGTTGTGTTTGAGGATTAGCTGCTGGGAAACCATATGGTGCATGTACCATACATTGTGCTTGAGCAAAGTTTGGTCGCTGGGTCCAAGCATGTGTTGTTAAAGCCGTTAAGGCTAAAACGAATGATAGAATAATCTTTTTCATTTCTGTTCCTTATAATATTGAATCGCTTTTACGAGGCCAGGGATATGATCCTCGGTTTTTTGTTTAAATACTAACGGTTGTTCATCTTCTACTGCCATGATGATAACTAGGTTATTTATAGGATTGCCAATCATTTCTTCATACATCAAAGCGTAAGCTGTTGTTTGCCAATAATAATCTTCGATATCCGCACTGGTTTTAATGCGCTTGGAGGTCTTAAAATCGATTACCGACAACTCACCATCAAACTCACCAATACAGTCTACCCTACCCGCCATTCCTAACTGTTTGGACCACAAGGCACACTCTTGGTAATGTATATTATTGATACGATTCAGTAGTGGTTTTAATGATACAAACATTTCAAAAGCATCAGGTCGTATGCCTTCTTTTTGACTTAAATTTGTTTCATTATTAAGATAATATTCACAGAGAGAATGTACTCCTGTACCACGACTGGTTGCTTTCTTTGATACACGATTGGCTTCTTCTTCACCAACCCTCTTACGCCATTTCATGATGGCTTCTTTCTTCATGGCACCGAGAACAGTAGTAACAGAAGGCAACTTAGTGCCATCTTCTAATGTGTAATATCGTTTACCATCAGGAAAAGTTTCAGATTGTAAGTCAGCAAGGACTTTTGGTGGGCAATAATTAAATTTTATATTCATGTTTAGGTTTCGTAACAAATGTTTGGCGTACTGCCTCAAATTTTTCAAATTCTTCCGGAGTAATTACTGCTTCATCAATCTTCTTTCGTACTTCTTTATGAAATTCAATTAACTTATTAATGTCTGCATCATAATGAAAATACTTCGTCAATTTCTTCGTATCATAAGCATCCATGATGATATGGTATCTGTCTTGGTCAGAATCATTACGAATCTGGTGCCAATCATTTACCCACACCATGTATATATTACCTGGTTCCATGTACAAATCTGTACCGTGCATAATGAATTTACATTTTGGATTTGTGATTAATGGAATATGAATTCGTGCCATGTATTCATTATCATCAGCATCTTTATGTACCAATGACTTTGCTCCTGCCTTTAAACAAGAAACACGAGCACGACTAGGATAAAAACCAAGGTCACGAATCTGATCCAATACATTGGCAATTTCACCTTTGTAACCTTGTGTTGGATTACAATGTTCAGTAGACATTGCGATATTGAAAAACTTTAGTGACTTGTAGTTATTATCATTCTTCGGAAAATAAACTTCCATGGCTTCACCTTCGTCATTCTGAAAGAAGTCCCATCCATCTTTCCAATCACCAGTTCTTGATAACAATGACCAACCACCAAAGCCATGATAGGCAGGTGTTTCATATTCTTCACCTTGAATGACTTGTCGACCCAATGGAAAAACATAGTTCTTCACATTGTCAACCAATCTATCATAATCAAATTTGATAAAATCTAATTTTTCGTAAAACATTATAATTGTCCTGCTGTAGTTAATATTTGTTTCACATCATCATAACACAAAGTGGATGACATGGCAATAGCCAATCTCTCTTTAAAGTTACCACCTGGTTTTACCGAATGTGGTACAGTAACATCAAGTAACCATGCTTCACCTGGTTCGGCCATAAATGAGGTGGTGCGTCTCAAATCATCTTCATCATATATGAACCCATCTGATTGGTTCTTCACCTGTTTCGTCTTTGGTTTGTCGGTGGTTAATTTATAAAACTGAGTGACACAATTGCCAGTTTCAATATAAAAATTAATGGTTGATTTAATACCACTATCTGTATGTGGTGGTATTTCGGTATTGACCTTCATAATGGTAATAGAAAAGTCTTTATGATATTTCTTTGGTATCAATGACATCAACTCATCTTTTTTAGGTAGGTCTACATGATAGTAACCAATACCTTTACCTTTTTCACCAAAAAACATTTGTTCTTTTTGTATTGTGTATTTACCTACATCAAAATTATTTTTTAGTTTTGTGAACATTTCCACTCCCGTATTTTAACAAAACTATTGACCCAAGATTTTAATGTAACTGCATTAGGTGTATTAGGATCAACTACATGACGTAAATCGGTAGATAATGATATTCTTAAATCATCCGATTGATTTGGTAATACTTCGTGCATGATATATGAAGGAAAGAATGCTAAGTAACCCGATTCTGGTTTATATTTCTTGTTCATATCATTAAATAATAAATCTCCACAATTCTTCGGAGTTTTTATGTAGTATGTAGCCGTAACTGTTGAATCTGAATGAGCATGAACATCAATACCACGACCAGGTTCTAATACATTCACCCAACCAAAATCATATTCAAATACAATATCGAGACCTTCCGATTCTCTGGCCTTTTCTACATATGCCATACAATTGGTGGTTACAGTATCAAAAATTACTTGTTTTAGTTTTTGTATATGTGGCAAATCATAATCCCATAAATCGTGTTTGGGTTCTTCTTTACCTGTTTGAATATTTTTACCTATTGAATATATTTCATCCAATAGGGCTTCGTTGAAATTGGAATCTAATCCAGTATTGATGTACCATGTTGGTGAATCCCACCACGGATTTTTATTACTCATAATATAATTGGAAGATTATTTGTTTGTCTTCCAGTCCTCATATTCTTTGATGATTTCACATTTATGATTCCAATCAATACCTTCATGTGGATTAGCATTTGCAGCTTCCCACAACTTACCCAAGATATGTTCAATAATTGGAATACCAGGATGAAAAATCTTTTCAAACAAATCTGCATAATCGGTCATCATTTGAAAGAATCGTGATTTATCTTCTGGTGAAAGATTGAGAATGTCTGCACCCATTTGTGTATCGAAATAATACTTTACATGGTCACGATATAATTCTTCGTCACCTTCTTTAACTTGAAAAATTGTATCAGGCATTTTGTAATTTACCTCTAGAAATGTTTAATTTTTGTTTTACATTAACAATCGTCAATGCTGTGTAGTAACTAAAATATAAGAAGAACCAAATTGTATATACTGTTGGTAAACCATGTTTACGTTTTGATTTAGCAATTCTTGGAATCATATCAACAACACGGCAGATTGGTCGACCAATGTTCATTAGAATACGACCCATAAAGTTATCACGTTCAACAGCACCCATTAGATATGCCATGTGTTGTGACCATGGTTGACCAATCTTATTGGCCATATCAATCATTGCTTTTTGTTGTGCCTTCTGACGTTCTTCTTTATTCTTAATCCATATCATGAAATCAGGACCTTGGCCTTCCATCCATGCCGTAACAATACGAGCCCAACGAATGTAACCACGATATACTGATTTATCGGTTTTGCGTAACATATGACCATATGCTTGGTCAGCAGCCCATACATTGTGGCTCATCATACCAAGGTCAAACAATTTAGCACAAACAATCTTAGAGCAGTTGCAAGCACAGTTACAGTTATATGATACTGAACCAACAGTACAATTATAGGTTAAACCGGCAGAAGCACAGTTTGTCTGTAACCATTTTTGTGAATCACAATTGGTGCAATTTACTGTACCTGAAATATAACAGTTGGTGCAATTTATGTTACCACAGTTACAGTTAGAAGTACAATTACCGTTATTACAGTTACCATACTGGTTCGCCTGATAATAGGCCAAACTGTAAAATTGTGTCAATGCAAATGGTGCACTTGGTCTTTGACTGGTTACGGCAACACCTGTACCACCTGTACCTGAACCAGCAGATTGACCTGGTGTAATTAGTCCATTTAGAAAATTTAAATCGGAAGAATAGGTTGGAGTACCATAAACTTCTTGGTTTATATCAGAAATTCCAATTTGTCCAGATGATGTGATGGTCATATTTTACTCTTAATTAACTATTTCAGTATTTATATCATCAGCCAATCTAGATTTACCATACACCTCCACACCTTCAATTTCACCAATTTTTTCACTAACCACCTTGATTGGAATGATTTTTTTCGTTGGTTTCTCTTTATGTTCAAAGATTGTACCAAAGATGTCTTGGCGTTCCAATGGTAAATCATCATTCTTAATGAGTGTTGGAATGTAACCTGTCATTCTTGCAATCGATACGGCAAATAGAGCCACGTTATCTGAATATGAGTTGGCACAAGAGATATCCCAAAACTTCTTATCCAAGAACATACAGGCACCTTTACATAAGTGAAGTACGGGACAAGAACCACATTCTTTACGGTTTGACCAATGAGTTGATGTTTTGATTGCAACATTTTCCATGTCAGTCATATGACCACCGAGGTGAGATTCACCATTCTTGGAGATTTCTAATGAACTTACATTTTGACAGGTCATTACATTACCTCTCAAGTCTACCGCCAAGGTGTGTTCATCATCCATGCCACACTTCTGACCTAAGTATTTTGAATTTGCATGAGATAATACTGCTTGAGTGAACCCATCAATCTTTTGTAATTGGCCAATAAAACCAATTTGCCCATTTGTTGTGTAAATATCAGAGAATGCTGTTCTGCGATATTCAAAATGTTCTTGTAATGTTTGTAATGAGTTGGTAATACCTTCTTCATCATAGGCATCTACAATACCACCTTCACCTAAAATTACTTTAGGATCACCAGTCATATTAACAAACCATTCATAGATTTCTTTGCGTGATTTGTTTTTACTGTTCATCATTGGGTTGAATGAGATACCTTTCTTCAACCTACTCATCATACGATAGAAACCAAGAATAATCTTTTTCTTTTCTGGATCATCAAAAGGATCAGGACCACGAACAGATTGTCCAGGTCCGTCATGTGAGATTGATACGGAGAAATTATACTTCATCAACCAATCACAAATTTCATCCGTGAGAATAGAACCATTAGTAATCATGGAGAACTGAGGCAAAGTTTTCCAATGTTCAAATCTATCAACAATGGCTTCTGTCAATGGTTTTAAAGTTTTCCAATAAACGAGAGGTTCACCACCCCACATTTCAATCTTCAAACCTCTTTGTTCGTTAAACTCCAACTTATCAAACATTTCCAAGAATGCATCGATATCTTTTTTGGATGTTTCTGCGGCTCTCTCAACAAACTTCTGTGAACAATAATCGCAAGAGTAGTTACAACTCAAACCTAATTGAATTTTTAAAAGATGTACTTCGTTGGATTTTTTTAGGGGCCGGTCCTTGTCAAAAGACTTGTACTCGGTTAGTTGATGGTCGTGCTGTGAACCAGGAGGAAATTCATAAATGATACCATCTTCACTTTTTAGTATGTTGGTTTCATTGTCATAATAAAAGATTTTCTTGTCATTGGCATTTTTCTCGCCGTGAATTTCAAATAACATTATGTGCCCTGTATTGTCTTACTTGTTCTAGTTCTCGTTGTTGTTTAACATATTCAATCAGTTCTTCCCTGATTCTTGCCTTGTTCTGATATTCGTAATATAGCCGCTGTTGTTTTGACATCATTCTTTTTTTGCTCATTAAAACTCCTCTTGTTATTATCATTTTTTAATCGAGAAGTTTTTACTACAGGTTGAATCTTATCATTAAGACCTCCTTTGTAGATTAATATTGCAGGAGTTTGAGAATTGATTACCATTCTCTTTGCATTTTGGTTTTATGACCGGCTTTTATAGTGTTGTTTGGTACACTTTCTTTAATACGATTAATAACATATTTCTCAAAGGTTGAATCTGCCTTACCAATGCCTGGAACCGACATACGAGAACCATCAGAATAAACTGGAAAGTCCTCTGCAAAGATATGTTGTTCTAGGTGTGGATTGTCGACCTTGAATTGGTCCAATACCGTATAGGACATACGGTGTTCTTCACGTTCATTAGTTTCTTTATTAATAAATGTATAAGTTGGCATCAAGCGTATCCATAAGAGAGTTTTTCACATGCCTTTTGCAACCAGTTAGGCATTTCTCTACTATTTATCTTACCTGACCATGACCACATACGGCCTTTTTCCATAAGGTAATAGTTACGATAAGACTGAATAGAATCACCAGGAACTCTACAATGGTCTGGCATGGCAGGAGTGGGTTGTGTGAAACTGGTTGCCTTTGGAAGGTTTTTTGGTAGATTATACCACAATGCTTTGACTAGACCATCAGATTCACACTTATGGACTTTACCATAACGATAGGTGTATTCTTTACACAACTCAACCAATAAATTACCTAACCAAATATAGTTCGAATCAGATTGACGACACCAGACTGCAGAGGGATGATTGATATGAGTAGCAGAATAAAGCATAGATTCACGGTCATCAGGAAGAACATATCGAGTTTGTTTTCGACCAGTTTTACTGAGGCCAATAGATTGAGCACCGTCAAGAATCCGATGAGCAGTAGAAAGTAGTTGGCAATATTCAAGGATCATTTTTACCACATGTTTATCCACATGGTACTCCGCACATAATTTAGGGTTACTGTCAAGATAAAAGATATTCATTTTTTCACTTTATTAATAATCGCAGTAGATGTTTTTTCATCTATTTTCATAAAACCTTCACAAGCAATATTCCAATCATCACCGCCTTGGCCATCACCAGTCACTTCTGAATAAGATGGTACATTAATTTTAACATTCTTAAAAATGTATTCATCATTATTTTCAAATACACGCCACACATGGTCTAAACTACCACGACCTGGTTGACCTCTTGATTTATTGAATCTGATATGATATTTGTTCATGCTGTAGTTACTGTTAAATTAAAATGAATTAATTTCAATGGTTGTTTTGTTGGGTTTCTTTGAATAGTGTGAGGCAACCATGAATTAGTAAAGATAAACATTCCAGGTTCTGGTGTATAGTTAATCATATTACTTGCAAGGGTTGCTTGTGTATTATCCGTTTCAGGTAATGTAGCATAGACCTTAGCCGACTTAGGATCGTGAAAGACAATCTTTGGTCCGTCTTTTGGTACATCAAGGAAATAAAATCCTGAAATTTGATTATTACTGTGCATGTGTTCTTCATGACCAGAACTAGGTTGGTGTTCTTGTGCCCACATTTCAGTAAAGACCATTTTTAAATTGGTCATTTCATAACCTTGTGATGCCAAGATTTGGTGTGATGCACCAGCAATAAAATCAGTAAATGGTTGTATTTTTGGATCAGCAAACATATTATCGCTTTGCACGACAGGATATGTTTTATCTAATTTATTTTTCTTTCTTGCGTCATCTAGATATGTTTTGGCCGATTTCCTCATCATATCAAGATGTTGAGGTGCCATTACATTATAGATGCCACAAGCAAAATAAAATGCAGGTTGTATTACTACTTGGTGTGGACTACCGATTGTGGTTGCAGATTCGCCGATTACTTTTGCCATTATATTCCCATTTCATTAATAACATATTATAACATTATGTAGTTTGGTTGTCAATACTTCCAATCGGTACAATACCCATGTTTTTTGATCCTGGTCAAACCCTTTTCACATCTTTCACCAATGTCAGTACGGTATTGTGGATCGTTACCTAACTTTACCATTTTTACATGCTTGTAAGCCATATCTTTGGCTTCTGAGATTGATTTACCTGTACCAGTCAATACGATGATGTAAGAACCTGCAGTACCAAGTTCTGGTATATTCTCACATAGTTCACCATCAATCATCTTCATTGTCTTAGATAATTTCATTTCACATGGATGTAGATTCTTTGCCGGAATATCATCTGTCAATACAGGGAAATCCAAGTAATCATCTTCTTCACGTTTGTTGAATGGGAAATCTCCGTTGGCCATAACAACACCAACACAAGTTTCATATTCAACTTCTAATGTATTTTTACCTTTGATGCAATCGAGCATCCATTCAGCAGGATCTTCGTTCTTCATCAAAGGTTGCATAATGTTCCACATTGGATAACCTGGTCGAGCAGTCCATTCCATTGGCCATGGTGTACCATCTTTTTCATCGATGATGCAATTCATGTCCAACATACCAACATAACCAATCTTCTTCAATTCTTTTTCCATTGGTTTCATTAGTATATCAGCAATTTTAGATTCTTTGGTATAACGAGTAACAGTACCCATTTCACCTGTATTCACACCTAAGTCGCCATTCATCTGCTTCTTAAATTCCCAACCTTCACACCAGAAATCCATCCAACCTGCGGGACCGAAAATACCAGTACATGCAATTTCTGTACCAGCTTTAAATTCTTGTAGAATGAAATAAGGTGAACCACCTTTACCTGACTCTTTACGTTTTGTCAAGAATCCAATAAGGTCTGCCTCATCTTTGGCAACATATGAAAGTGTTTTATCTTCTTCTTCACCACATGGTTTGCAAACATAACGCTTTGGGTTCTCTTTAATGAACTTGATAGCGGCATCGTAGTTTTTGAATTCGTGGGAAGGAATGATTGGACCACCAAATGCCTTGATGACATTTTGACCATACATGCGGTCCAGTTCCAATTTAGCAGATTTTTTACCTGGTCCAAATACTGGATAACCTTCATCGATTAGATTTTGGATTTCATCCATAAACTCTAGGTTGTCTGCGGAGAAGATTAAGTCAGCAACTCTTACATAAGGTCTCCAATTGTCTACCTTATCGACCAGGCCTTCTCCAATGTGTTTGGCACGACTGCCTTTGGTGTAGAGTTTAACAGTATGTCCAGCTGCTATACAACGGAGACACCAATCAAGAGTAAGACCGCTCGGGTCAATGACTAGAATAAGCATGAAAAATCCTAATAAAGGTTAAATGATATCCCTTTATTTATTCTTTCGGGATTGGTGTTCCTGCAAATAACTTTTCAGTATATTCGTCTAAATCTTCATCAACTAATGTAAGGCCAGGTACAGTTCTTTCAAGTGAGATATATCTATCATCACGGATATATCCCGACATTTGTAAAAATTTTGTAATATTACCAAGAATATGATTCATATCTTCCGTCTCAAATTCTTGGGTAATTTTAGAGGCCCCTCCAAAGGGAATGGCCTCATCTTCACATATTAACTTGAAGTAACTCATAGTTTTGGAATAGAAGCCAATACATCATCAACAGGTGGTTTTTCTTTCTTGTTTGAAGCAATGCGCCCATTGATACGAGCAACATCTTCAGCAGATACGGTTTGTAAAGCAAATTGCTTAAACAAAGTATAAGAATCTTTTACCTTCATTGAACGCTTACCGCCTACTGCCGCAGAATCGGGGAAAAATAATTCACAACCACCGCTTCGTAGTGGTGCAATTTCCATTACAGTATCCAAATTAATAATAACTTTACAACCTTTTTCTGTATCATCTACTTCAACAAATAACGACATTTTATTCTCCTTTAGGTTCACGAATTTTAGCTAACTTAGCATTCTTTTCAGCAACTTCAGCCTGAATCATCATCTTTTTCCAATGGCCACGCTTATCTTTAGGTAGGCCAGCAAGGATCCGCTTGGTTTCTTTACTAAGTTTAAAATCTTTATTTGTCATTTTTTCCTCTATCACAATCTTCTACACGAATTAAATATACTGTATTGGTGGCAGGTCGAACAAAATAACATTCGCCTTTGATACTCCATACTAAATGATTTTGAATACCGCCTTTGTATTCTGTGAGTGGTGGGTTCTCCATCAAAGCAGCAATACCAGCAATGAAGAATGAACCAAGAATCACACCTATGAAATAGGCAGCAACATTAAACGATTTGATTTTATCCAATAATTTTGTGAACATCAATAATTCCTTTATCAATTAAGTAACCTAGTGTAACAACAAAAGTTATTCCTGTCAAGAAATATTTGGTAAACATTTCTGCTCGTTCTTTCCAGTATTTCATTACCATATTATCCATTTCGTATTGTGCCATCACCATATCTGGTACATCAGGTTGCATAGCCATCACCGTTTTTAATGATGATTCTACCTGTTTGATTGATTGCCAATACTTGTAATAAGAAATCATAAACGACCTTCATCTTCTAAAAGTTTATCTACAATATAACCTTCAAGTTTTTGTATTCTGGCTCGTGCTTCTGCCAACGAAAATCGGTATCTATCAAGTTCTTCCATACTTTCTATCCAACCTTTTGCTTTCATTACATGAGTTGTACCAGCATGGCTGATACCAATACCTTCACCTTCTTTGGTAACAAATACTGTTCCCATTCCATCTTCGGAATCCCATAATGGTTTGTCGGTGTTTTCTACTGCTCTCATAATTAATCCCAAAAAGTAACATAAATATAAATACTATCATGATTATATACACTATCTACAAATCTGTCAATACCAAAACTGGTAAAGTTTATATTGGATTTGATTCCAAGTGGCCAAACCGTGTCAAAATACATAAATCATCATACCAGAAACAAGATTATAAATTCTACCGAGCTATTTGTAAATACGGGTGGGATAATTTTGAATGGTCGGTAGTATATCAATCAAAAGAAAAAGAACACACATTGAAAGAAATGGAATCATATTTTATAGAACAATATGATTCTTTTCACAATGGTTACAATTCAACATTGGGTGGCGATGGAACTTTTGGTTTAATTTTATCTGAAGAATCCAGAAAAAAAATAAGTCAAGGCAATAAAGTTTCAAAACCACATACAGCAGAGCATAATAAAAAAATTGGTGATGCACAACGAGGTAAAAAACGAGGACCTCTTACTAAAGAACACAAATCAAAAATTTCAAAAAAAACAAAAGGCATATCTAAAACGTTTACTGAAGAACATAAAAAGAATCTAAAGTGCCATCAAAACAATTTAATTAAGGTTTCTTGTCCACATTGTAATAAGATTGGTCAATTAACTAATATGAAACGATGGCACTTTGATAAATGTAAACTAGTCCCACAGGCAGCTATAATACTTCCCAAATAATCTAAAACCATTTTCCATACGGTCATGGTACTTTGTTAAACCTTCACGGTCAACTTTCATCTTCTTCATCGTTTCGTTAAAATCACTATAATCACCACATTCAGAATGGTCAAAAAATTGATTCTCAGCATCATCATCCAACTTTTGTTCAAATGCCCAAATCATTTCATTGAGAATCCAATTCCAACGGCCTTCTGCACCGTTATCCCAACTATATTCATCATCAGGAGGATTATTCTTGGAACTAAATTCATCAGGTGCATCCTCATCTTTAGTGAGAGGATAACCATGTTTAATTTCACGCAACCGTTTCAACATAGGCACAATGATATGTGCCAAGGTGTGATCCATTGACCAAACATCATAATGGTCAATCTTCACATAACGAATTGGTCTATCAATTCTACTCCACACCCAACGAATTGCTTCAGATAAAGGCTTGAGTTTCTTGGCCAAATTATCCGCCCATTCAGGTGAATCTACCCAATCTTTATCTTCGACAATCCATTTGTTACGGGAACATTTAGACCAATCAGTCCAAAAGAACATATAATCAACAATAGTAATCGGAGAAATCCAATGGTCTTTGTAACCGTTAATGTATACTTTCATTTATACCTCAAAACATTTTAATTGAAAATAATCTGCTCTCTGCTCGTAACCATCATAACCACGAGGATTACAAACCACTCTGGTAGAACCAATCATGTAATCAAAGTCCTCATGAGTATGACCATGAGTCCACAATTTGATTTGTGGTCGATCCAAAATGAACTGAGTTAAATCACTAGTATAACCACCATTCATCAACTCACTATTTGCATACTTTGGATGAATACTCATAGGCGATGGAGTATGATGGGTGCAAACCACAAACTTCTTGTCATGTTGACCTTCTGTTACATGGCGGATAAAGTCCAGCATCTTTTTGTGGTCTTCCATAGCATCTTCAGGACTAAACTTAGAAACTTCTTCCTTGAATTTAAATCCATTAGGTACCAAGTTACCTTTTTCATCTTTGATATACATGCTGCCGTTCTTACCATCTTCGGTGTAGAGTAAATTCTCCTGATATAACGGAACTTTACGGTTCACCATACGATTAGAATTCTTCACAACTTGAAAATCACTCATGCCATCTTTGATGTGATGCATAGTGAATGTATCACCTTTATTCATATCGGTCCACAATGTACCACCTACGAATGTTACCTCATCAAATAATGTCCATGTTTCTTTTTCTAGTACCTGAAGATTGGGTAAATACTTCAGCATCTTCTTTAAATGAGATACAGTATATTTGAAATCATAATGATAATGCTCATGGTTACCCACCACATACACAACATGGGGGAATTTATTACAAACATCATAGAAGAAATTATGTATGCGTTCACTCTTTGCAGAGCCTTGCATTGGAGGACTATCATGTTCCAATAAATCGTGAGCCACACAGACATCACCAGAAAGAACCAATACAACAGCACCCATCGTATTCTCAAATACAACGGGACCAAATTCTAAGTGAACATCTGATGCAACTGCAATTTTCATTTGATATAATTTTCTCGTTTAAGTTTTTCTTTTTCATCCACATGCCAAGCACAGAGGTCTTTATAATATTCTACCTGATGCTCTAATTCCTCAACTTGATTAGTAAGCACCTCAACAATAGGCCGATTATCTTTTCTTCTATGTGAAATTAGAATACCAAATAGAATTCCCACAAAGAACCAAATAATATCACTCATATTTCCAAACATTAGTGTAAAATATCCTTGTTTTCTTCTTGTTCATTTAAAACTTGTTCAGGTGATTTTAACAACTGAATCCAGTCCTCACGATAGTTACCCATCTTGGCCATCCATGTCAATCGTGCCAACATGATTGCACTTAAATTCAAACCATGCAATTCATACGCATTCATCCACTTCATCAATGCAATATCAATATCTTCAACTAAAGTGGCCAATGTTGCATCATTATCAATTTTTTCCATTACCATCATCTTTCCATAGTTTTTGGCATTTATCTTTAGTTGCACCTTCGGTGTATTTCATACAATCTTCAATGAACTCAGCAGGTGCAATATCTGCCTGCGAGGTGATGCCATTAGAAGCAATAGAAGTAGATTGTGCAGGTAACAAAAACACATACACACAAGCAACGATGGCTGCACCAGCTACGATGTAACGCCAGTAGATACCAATTACAACGATTGCAATAGCTGCCAAAAATACATATTGCAATACTTTAGTGGTAATACCAATAGCGGCTAAATTGTCAAGTAGTTCCATAATCAATCTCAATAAGCGTCACAACGAACATCAACAGGTACCAATACTTTGCCACCAGTATCAACTTTCATGGCAACATATTCAGTAGTCGGTCTTAATTTGGCACGGAGACATTCACGAGCCGCATTGATAACTTCATTACGACCGAGAACTTCGGGGCCTTCATAACCTTTTACTTTGTAAGTGGTAGAACAGGCAGTCAAAGACAACAGGGATAATACTAACAGAACTTTTTTCATTTTTTCTCCATAATATACTTAATTAATTCATTCGCTTTTGATAAATCAGATTTCTCCACAGCTTCATCAATCATCTTCAATTGTAATTCGTGAAGTGCCTGACCATGTGTCCAACTAATTAAAAATTTTTGAGCCTCAACCTTATCGGTAAAGGTTTTAATTGGAACACCATTTGTATGAACAGTATAAGTTTGCATTATTTTCCTGTGTCCACTTTTACTGATACATTTTTCAATGTTTCAATGCCACCGTCTAATGCTTTTGCTACACCAGTAAAACCCATTGTTGCAACAAAAAAACCTAAAATACAACCGAGAATAAAATTAAACATAATATTTCCTGACTAACTAAAATACCATTATAACACAGCCACGGATGGTGTCAACCATAGTGTTGTTTTTAAGCAACACAAATCAACTTACCAATACCAACATACTCCTCAATAGCGTGTTTCAACTGCTTAGGAGACGCCTTAGGTGCAATAAACACATAGTCCAACTCAGGATTCACATCATTGTCCGACAGCGCCTGGTTGAGGTATAGGACCGCTTCCCGTGCGTCATCAAATTCTTTCATGCCTGTATTATTAAACAACTTTGGCTTTGCAATATATTTCATTTTTATTTTCCTTGAGAGGGGGTGCCACCGACTTACGGCGCTTCACAGCGAGCTGCGATGGCATAAAACGATTAGGCTGTTACGGCTTGACCAACAACTTTATTGGCAGTCTCTACAACTTTAACGCCAACGGCTTTTGGTGAACCATTGTAACGACCATTTGCATCGAACTGGTCAAAGTTAACCAATTGATACGCCTGAACCTTACGGCCATTCTTGATAACTTTTACAATGCCGCCATCTTTGCGGATGTTGTAAATGTTGGTTGATAAACGATACAGCACGGACTCTTGGTCAGTACCAACGAATACTGCTTTGATTTCATCTGGTGTTACTGGCTTACCAGATAACAACACTTGGGTAATTTTCTCATGACGGTTTACCTTACCTTTACGAACTGTTAATGCCATTGTAATACTCCTATCAAATTAAACATAATAAAATGCTGGTTTTATTTTATAGTCAAAAACCAGCAAAAGTAGACTGCAAGTTTTACAGGGTTCATGGTACCTGAAGGATGGCAACACCCTTACCATTTTAACCATTGTATCACACTTGTGGTTGGTTGGCAACATCCGATGTGGTAGAAATGGTACTTGTATTCGCAGGTGATTCTACCGAACTATCAACTTTAGAATACAAATCTAAGAATGCCATTTTGGTTTCTTCGTCAAAACGATTCACACACAAGGTAATTGCCTTCATACGGTCTTTGAAGATACCGAATGCTTTAGCAATATGTACCAAACGGCGAGTAGAAATAATTTCGTCAGTAGCACCTTCAAGGTACGATTTACGAACCACATCCGCCCATTGGCAAAGGTTATCAACAAAATCCTTGTCATCAATCAATGGTGTAAGAATCTTTTTCTCAGTCTTGGCATCAGGATATTCCTGTTCTACCGTGATTGGGAAACGCTCTAGGAACGCATCGTCAAGAATCTGTGAGAGATACTTGCCTTCGTCACTACCACGACCTTTGGTGTTGGCGGTCGCAACGATGGTGAAGCCGTCCGCTGGGTATACCATTTCACCAGATTTCTTATTGTAATGTGGTTTGCCTTCCATAATGCCTTGCAAGCACATTAGTTTATTAGAACCACGGTCAACTTCGTCAATCAATAGAACGGCGCCACGCTTCATAGCAATCAATACGGGACCATCACGATTGACCACATTACCATTGACCAATGTAGGACCGCCAAGCAGGTCGCTCTCATCAGTTTCAACGGAGATATTGACACGGATACATTCACGATTCAATTCAGCACACACTTGCTCGACCATCAAGGTCTTGCCGTTGCCAGATAAACCAGTCACAAAGATTGGATAGAATGCCTTAGAAGAAATAATATTCTTCATATCTTTGTAAAAGCCAAACGGAACATAATCAGGCCATTTTTGTGGTACTGATGGTTCAGAATCATCTACCAGTTTTGGTTGGCGGAACTCTAACACTTGTGCCGTGTTAGTTTGATATGCCACTTCAACTTCAGGTTCGGACTTTACAATCTTTTCAGATTTCTTTACAATCTTTTCACCGGATGGTGGTACCTTGTATTGGCCACGGTCGTAGCGATACTGTGTCTTAGTAACCAACCAATATGGATACGGTGCACCAGATTCGTTTACAACTTTGGTAATATCATCACGATTGATTACTGCTTCAGAACCAAAGATAGATTCACAAGCGGTAATAAACGATTTTGCATTTTTATTCATACTGTTTCCTTAAATGACTGCATCCATAACGATAAAATATTTTTTGCTTCATGCCTAGTAACATCAAAGGCCGATTCCAGATAAGGTGCGGCACCAAACATATTGGTCACACCAGATTCACGCAAAGTATTTAAATATTCAAATTCTTCAAAGTATTTTTCCATAATTAATCCAATAAAATAAAATATTCTTTAGGGAAGTGTTTCATAAACCAATCCAAACCTTTACGAACACCAGCATAGTCACCAAACATTTCACAACCTTTGATGGTATCATACACAGCAACTGCTTCAGGTGCCAGCATTACTGATTCACCAGAAAACGGATTGGTAATCAATTCAGATTCAGTACCAACAAAAATATCTTTATACGGCAGTTTCATTTGTCACCTCACAATAATAATCAATTAATGCGTCATCTGTCATTTCAAGACAACGCTCTTCTAACAACTCACGACACAAACAAACTAAATCACGCTTTTTCATCTTACGAATGCTTTGCATTTCTGCATCAACAATTGTATTGATGGCATCTTTCAACTGTATTTTCATAATGTACCATTATAAAGGTTTTGGTAGAAAATGTCAATAGGTTGTTGTACCAAAACAACACTATTCATCTTCCAGTTTATCGAGATACTCCATAATAATGACTTCTATTGCTTTTTGTATTAAAGCATTGTGTGCTTCTTTATCATATTCAACGGTAATATTAGCAGAGCCATCTTCGTTTTCTTCTAAGAATTTAATTTCTAATTTCATTTCTCTCCCCTTACTTTAGCTTCTATTGCCCTGACTATTTCATGTGCTTCTGCACCAGTTCGACAGTTATAAATTCTTACTGTGAAGTCAGTTTTTTCCTCATCACTTAATGGCTTTGTTTGTGGCAATACAGCGTCATAAACCAATCCACCGCAAGTAGCACAAACTTTTCCATCCTTTTCCAACTCCATTATTCTGTCTGCTTGTTGGCGAAGCATATTGGCATAAATCTCAAATGGCTTAGCACCATTATGATACTGAATATTATCTAATTGGCTTGCTAATTCATATGCGTTCATTTTTGTTCTTTCTTAATTTGATCCGAATGTTTACAAGTACCACGATAGGAATATCCTATACAATTACAAACATACTTATCACCAATCAATTGAACCGTGTATTCTTTACCAGAATCCGATTTTACTTTCCAATGTGGTGTAGTAATTTCTGGTTCAGGTTCTACAAATATAGTTTTAGCCAAAGCATCAAGTGCTTTGTGTTTTACTTTTTCAAACTTACGCCTACGAGTATCCATAGGCAATGGCTTCTTGAATATGGTTACTTCGTCTGAGCTTTCTTTCGCATACGCAAGAATATTGGACTTGCCATCAAACAAGTAAATATGATTCGGCACAATAAACTCCGAATTATCCCATTCTGTAACTTCTTTGTATGCACTAATACCCATTATACCATTCCAAATTTGTTTTTGATTCTATCAACTGCTCTCACGGTAAAATCCTGCACTTCACGATTTGATTGCAAAGTGGATTCATGCACAATTTCAAAGATGGCATTTTTGGCCACCATCAAAGCAAACTCAATCAAATCTTCACGCACAAATCCTGAATAATCACCCATCGGTGAAATGTCCAACATTTCTTCCATCTTACTGTAATCAATTTCCATACAAATCTCCAAAATATAATTTATTTTACTTGGCCATATTGTTGCATGAATTCTTGTTTTGCTTCTTTCATGAGCAATTTCTTTCCCCATTTCTTACGAACTCTAAATGTAATAGAAATTGGAGATTTCCAAGTTGCTCGCTTTTTCAAAACAACTTGGCCAATATAACTGCCTTCCGAAAATTTTTGATATGATAATGTGCAGTAACCTTTTTTGGTTATATCTGAATATGCTTTATCATAGGCTTGTTTTACTGTTTTCATTCTATATCTCCAGAATATACTTCCAAATAAATTGTTTTGATTTTACTTAAAGCATATCGTTGTGAGATATAATGCTTTACGCCTTCCACATCATCATCGCCAACATGAATGGTTCTACCATCATCCAATTCGACCATGTAATTTTTAAAACGAACATCAATAGCGAAACTCATGCAAATTCCTTTTCATCAATAACCCAACCCTCAGAGCGCAACTGTTCACGACCTTCTGGTGTTTTCTTCATAACATCAAACGCATCATGGATGCCATTGATACTTTCAATTAACCAATCACGATTGCGCCATTGTTCTGGTGTTGCAAAACGAGGACGAAAACCATAATAGTCTTTATGAAAATCGGAGAAATACGATTGTAATTCTTCCACATCCATGCCATCAAAATCACTCATGCACCACTCCATCGAATATGTTTAAAACCACCACACAATACATTACCACGAGCAAAGTTACGAGCAGGTGCACGCCAACTTGCCGATTTAAGAATGTCACCAAACTTAAACTTTTTATCATCTTGCAACATCACCCAAGAATGGGAACTCCGTTGTGTTGGACGACCATCAAAGTGGTGAAGGTGTTGCATAATAATATGTGCATACTTACGGCCAATCTCATAGGTGAACTCTACAAATTGACCTGATGCTGTGGTATTGTAGTTATCTTGCAAATGCTCAATATACTCTTGAATACCTAAATCTAATTGATTAAACTTTCCCATCTTAATGGCTCCTATTATTTGCCCATTTTACACCACGAATAAATGCTTCACGCTCAATGCGATTGCGTTCTGTATCTCTCTGTGAATGTTGGTACACATCAAACGAATGAGCATCACGCTTACGAGTAGAACAGGCAGAACGGTGTGGACGGGGACCACGAAACATTACATAATACTTGGTGAAATCAATAAACTGCTTAATCTGCTCATAACTATCAATTGGTACACCTTTGTAGGTTGAACGAAAACCAGCAGGTGCCAAATACTTTTCAAACAATTGTTGCATTATTATTTCTTTACCACGATAATTTAATTCCATATAAACTCCAAAAAAGATGTGGTCTTACATCCGACAGAATGCCACATTCAAACATTAGTCTTTACTTAAATTGATAACACGATTGGCATATTCCATAAAACTCACTTGGTGCGGCACGAATACAATTTGACCAACACGATTCTTTTTATTTGCTTTTGTTTCGTATTTCTCAAACTTGTCCGCAGTCACGGTGATTTTAAAACAATTGTAACCAGGTTCATAACAATTGGTTTGCTCTACAATGCCTTCCACAAAAGCATCATCACGGCCTGCCATTGGTTTAAAATCATATGCACGAATAATATCACCAACTTTTGCTTTTTCAAAATGATTCATAATTTCTCCTAATCAACTAATACGACCATTATACAGGTACCACTTTATACCACAAGCGATTTGGCATTTTGGACACGGTATACTTGGTCCTTACTTTTAATAATGTTGTATCCATACAACAGCTTTTGTTCCACAAACAATTCCGCAATTGCTTGGTCGTCTTGAAATTGCTGTTGCAACGATTTTAATTCACTTACCACAAAATCCCATGTATTCATATTACCAACTTTTCAAAGTAAATGCTTCAATTTCAACCGATTCTTTTTCATCTAAATCTTCTGGTGCAATTTGTGCTTCGGTTTTACGAGCAAATGCAACTGCCGCATCGTTATTGTCGAATACTGCCAGATTTGTCCATTCCCAACCAACAAAATCTACCAACTGACCAGATTTTACCAAATAAACTTCCATCATGCCCTCCATGAAGCATTATCAACTGCTTGTGCTTCTAAATTATCCAACCAATCTTTTGATTCAATGATACAATCATCAGCGGCACTCATACTTCTTTCAACAAATTCAATACCTTCATCACAGGCATAATGATAAACATCGGATAATAGGTCTTGTGCAAGTTTTAATTTTCTTTGTATTTCACCTAATTCTTTATAACTCATACCTTACT